CAGCACTTTTTTGATGGGTTCGCCTATTTTTTCATTTTTTAGATACGTTCGGTTATTTAGCTCCATATTCTCGCTCCTTTCAGTCATCTATTATATGCCCTTCTTCGTCACAATAACAAGATTTGCAAATGTATGATATAATGTACTCGCAGACGGTTTCAATTTTAAAGTAGGTGTTTTTATGCGTTTAGAATTTACATTTTTAGACTATTCAACTCAGGAGATTACAGGCATTTCCAAAATCTACAAAGATGGAAATTTTAACGAAGATATAAAAGGCAAATTAGAAACATTATATTCCGGTCAGCTTTTAATAATTCGCGCGAATGGCGAACAAGTAAAAATCAACGGTGATTTCGTAAAATCTATCAGTTTTTAAACATAATCAAGATTGAAACCGTCTTTTTATTTTCTCAAGACCGCTTTTATCTATGAACAATGAATGTATTATATCGCCATCTCGCATTTTATAAGCGAAGACACAACGCCCCTCTATATTGAAGGGCGTTTGTTTACCGCCGCAGGGCTTAGTATCTACTCCAAAATTTGAAAGTATATCTTCAACACAGTAGAATTTTTCAGTATTATTGACAAAGACTGTAACGCCGCCAATATCGTCTACTCTTTCGGTTAATAGCTCCATGACCTACCCCTTTCTGGAATCCTAAGAAAACTGAAAAAGAAGATACGCTGTATCAAATGCCTTATGTGCATATTTACTATCGAGGCATCAATTATCGCATAAATCCAATTTTCATTCAGATTGTCGAAGAGGCTTAAACAAATTTTCACCCAGTAAATCATGACGGAGACTTCTTTCAAGAGTTTCCATATCATCGCCGCCAATCTGACACTTGGGTCGTATAAGACATTTGTATCTGTTGGCAAATTCGCGCCCACTCAGCCGCTGTTAGCGTAGCTACTATGGGTAAAAGGTTTGCAATAGCGGAATCCAAGCGTTGTTTTTTATCCATGTTCTCACTCCTCAATCGTCTACCAAATGCCCATCTTCGTTTATGCGATATTCGCGAAGAATATCAGCATTTAAATTTAATTGTTTAACGCTTACAAATTTAAGCAAATTTTCTTTGAGAGCTAATAAACCAGAATGATTTATGAAATCGTCTACCGTTTTTTCGGCCAGATCTAGACATCCTTCATAATCATTTTTTAAAAGAAATTGTATGCCATCTTCGCGCGTCACATCAAACACCCCCGCCAATTTGCTTTTTATATTCTTCCTCAATAATTTCTCCAATTTTTTTTGCTATTGGTCTAGGATTTGAATTGTTACAATATTCCGCCCAAGCCTCAGCAATAAATTCTCTATGGGGATTCTTATTCTTGTTTTTCCAAGAGTATTTTGAAAGATTGTTGGTAATTTTCTCTTCGCCTAAGGCGTTGATTAAATTTTGTATTTCTTGCTTTTTACTTATACCAAGCAATGTATCAAGTTGATGTCCAATTTCGTGGTCTAAAACACTTCGTATAGTATCACAACCAGTAGGATGCCATCTACTTTTTACATCTTCTTTAAGGCTTTCAATAAAATATTTTGCATTTTTTCCGAATGCTTTATTAACAACGACACCGCCAAGCCCTTTATTGATATTTTCAATTCCTCCGTTACCATGACTAATCGCGTAAGTCTTTGTGGAAACATTAAACCTTCGCATATCTTTTTTTACGGCATTAGCTACCCAAAGTTCAATGGTTGATTCACTTTCATTTGGATACATATCCCTATACTGTTCTTTATAGTATTGTTCAATCCCTTGCTTTATAATTTGATTTCTCTCATGCGCCTCTCCAACGAACCCGAAATTCTTTTTAAGTTCGGGAAAACAGTTAAACGAGTCAGTCAGTCCTTCATTCCAAGCGTTGGCGGTTTCAAAATCGCAACCTTTATATGACGCTTTAGGAATACCTAAAACGTCCATAGCGAAGGCATTTGCTTCGGCGATAGTCGTTGCCGCTTTGAATACTATTTTACCACTATTTTCTTTTTCTTGCACCTCTTTTTTCCATTCAGTCCAAGTTTTTGTTTTGTCGATACAAACGGCTTTCCAGTCCTTGTAATTCATAGCGGCGGGAATATGCGTATTATTGCCGTCCTTATCCCTAGCAATACGCCTACCCTTTTGCGCTTTTCCATCGCCAAAACTCGCCGCTATCGTGCAACGGCAACGAGCGTGAAAAGGCGGAAGCGTATCGCCGGGGGACGCATCTCCTACGGATATTTCTTCGCCGTCTTTATCGCCGCAACGCTGACAAGTTCTAGCGTCATGAGTTGATATAACGCGATAAAAACCCATACCCGCTTCTTTTATGCTGTCTAATGCGGATTTATTTTGAACGTAGTTTAATTCGGTCTGCACCAGCCGCTTTGCGTCGTTTATTCCTACGTTCATTTTGTCGGCTACCTGCTTTGAAAGTTTTTGCAGACTGCTACCGCGATGTATTCCCTGCGTGACTGTTTCCTTTATGGTTTCGGCAAGTCTTGCGTCGTTTCGCCAAATGCGCTCCGAATAATTTTTCCCGCTCCACGGAGTACGAAGAACATTTTCGGTCTGCTTGTTGTCGACTTTTACAGGAGTGGAAACCAATCCCGCTTTTTTGCCAATCTCAAAGAGATTTCTATAATAGCCGTCCTTGTAGGCTTCCGTCAAAAACTTGTCCATGCTTTGCCCGGTTTTTTTGGCAAGTTTCGACAGCTCCATAAGCGTCTCGGAATAGAGTTTGTCAAGTCGGGTAATTCGGCTTCTCATAGCGAGGGTGTTAAGCTCTTTTAAAAGCGCGGGGTCTCCCGTCACGTCAATCTGCGCCAAATATTCTTTAATATCCATTCGCCAAACGCGAAATTCGTCGCCCTGCAAGAGTTTTTTCGCATCCGTCATTGAAAGCTGATTATCTTTTGCAAAAGTGCCGTATAACGCTTCAATATCCCGCTGAATATGTTGGAGCGACTGCCGATAGTAGGCGGCGAGTTCCCTTTCTATGGTTTCTTGGCTTTTAGTATGCCATTTTTCCTCAAGCTCTAAAGCGCGATCGCGCCAGTATTCTTCGTTAGTTTTTGCCACGGCAGTCACCTCCTTTAGGTGTTGGCGGTATATGTTATAATTTTGTTGGTGTCGAGGAAGGGAGGTGATTGGGATGCGCAGAGAAAAAGATATTGACTATGTTGTGCCGGAGGATTGGTTTACGGAAAGTGTGATGTGGCAAATGGCCGGCTGTCATTCTCTCAAGGAGTTTTTAATTGCCAGTGGTACGGGAGTTAAAACCTTTGAAGAGTTCAATAACTTGCCTGACGTTGCCGCTCGTGATGCTTTCGTAGCCAAACGCACGGGACACTTTTCCACTTGGGAGGAAATGTGCCAATACGCAAGAGACAAGTATTTTGGTTTCATCTAAAGCGTCAAGGTTGCGTAAGTTTCCTTTGGGCTGGGACTGATGATTTTTAGTGTTGGGTCGCTCGTCCCGGTAATATTCAGTTCACGCACAATGCGGATGTGTCCCGGTTTGCGTTCCGACGACTCATCCGCATTTCTCTTTTCTATAAAGTGAGACAAGAACTTTTCCAGAATCCTGCATCTGTGCTCTTGTTCAAGCTCGTTCAGATGACAAATGCTATCCTTCATCAGCCACATCCTCCTCGGCTTTATGCTCATGCTTGCCAAATTCGTCGTAATCATCGGCGACTTTTTCTTCTTGCTCTTTTTCCAGTTCCTCCATTTCCTCTTTGGGGTCGGTGACGAAGGGCAGGAGCGACAAAAGCCGCTTCCTTGACACAAAGCCGTCCAAAAGTCCGACTATTTGCGCTTGTTCTTGCACATTAGCGGGAATGTTGGCGGTAAAAGTTATTTCAATATCCCTAAAATCAATGGGCGTTTTCTCCCGCAGTTTCATAATCCCTGCGATAAGTTCTATGCGTCGTTGCAATCCCTTTTTAAATCCGCGCTCTTTGCGGCTTCGTATTTGCTCCAAGCCGATTAACTTGTACTTTATCGCAACGCCCGACGTATTGCCGGTAAAACTTTCATCGCTCATATCGGGAATATTTGAAAATTTGTGTATATCCTTCTGCAAACGAGTTTTTACATTTTCAACATAGGTATCGTTGATATTTTTTATCAGCCAATCAGCCGTCCCACCTTCGCCTAAAGATAAAACTTTATCTTTACGGAGTTCTTTTACGTCTTCAGGTGTAGTTCCTTCCATACCCTTCAAGACAAGATAACAATCCGTGAAATCTTCCATATCGTCAAGGGTTAAGGACTGCGCTTTATTGTAAGCGTCAACTAAAGTTATTACGCCCTCAAAATCGCCTTTGTGTCCTTGGTTGTTCTCGTATTCAACTATTGGAACATCTCCGATATAGTGGGGAATGGGACCGTAAAGCGTTTGGAAATTTCCGCCGTTATAGGAATAATGCGTAACCGTGGTTGAAGTATAAACATCCACAAATTCATCCTTCGTTACTTGGTCTAAATTCGGCACGCTGTAATAGCGTATGGCAAGAATTACATTTTCTTCCAAACTGTCATCGCAAACCATAATGACTTGCTCTGCGGGAATAGAAGAAAATCGAACCTCCGCATCTTTATCAAGATACAAAAGTTCGTAGGCTTCCCCCGTGACGCTCGCTTCTTCCGCAAGCTCTAAATTATGCGCCGCTTCATCGTTGTACTTGAAAATTTCCATAAGAGCGTCCACTTCTTCTTCGTTTTTGCTTAAAGAAGAATAAGCGACAGGTTGACCGAGGAAAAAACCGGTACTCATATTCGTGATGTACTCGCAGAAATTTGATACCAGAACATTATTCGGAGCGGAATCGCTTCTTCGACGTTTCCGCAAAATATCGTGTTCGCCTCGATAATAGTGCTTGAGTTTTAAAATTCGGCGGACTTGACTGTTGACCGCTGTAATAAGTTGAGAAATTTCCGCAAGAGTAAGCTCTTTTTTTGTCGTATGAATTTTCACAGTCCAAAGTCCTCCTTTCTGAAATTATGCTTTATGTCTGTTACGTCATAATCGTCCAAGCCGTACCACATAGCGGAAAAAGTGTGCGCGTCAATGCTAAATTCGTCGGGGATAATCTCTCCGTCCTTATCTTCTGCAAAAGTTAAATCTTTTAGTTCCTCTATAGTGTGTTTGCAGTTATCTGAGCATATTATTCGCTTAAATCGTTTCATTTTTCGCGTATTATCAAGACGAGAGTGACGAGTGCCGCCGTTGGTCTTTCTCGTCGCTACCATATTGAAACCGCGCTTTTGATAATATCGAATAGCTTTCGGTTCGGCGCAATCCGCTTTTATACATTCGCGACTTTCCACAAATTCTTGAAGAGCGTCCGCTGTTTCATCGTCCGTCATATGATTCGCGTAATATTCCCAATAAATATAAAGCCATTGATTTTCATGGTCTATCGCCATACGAAGAACGGCGTTATAGGATTTTTCAAAACCGAAGTCCATACCGACCCGCTTAAATCTTCGAGGAATATTGTCCACTTTCGCCATAACCTCATCATGCGGTATTATCTCAAATTGTGGAAGCACTAAGCGACCGTTTGCCCCAAATCTTCCGAGTCTCGCCACTCGATAAAGGTCTGCGTCATAGGTTTGCATTTCGTCCAGCTGTTCGATATAGCTATGCGGGAGAAAGTAATTGTCGTCTGCGACGGAATGATGGTAGTATGTTTTCCCTATTCTAACAGTTCGCTTTTTATACAGTTCTTCATCGTCAAGTATGAGAACTTCGCCTTTTTCCGTCTGCCGTTTGAAAAAGTGCTTGTATGTCCAGTTCGACCTCGCCACGGGATTGGTGGAAAGTATCATATAAAGGGGCAAATTCGGATGACGCAAGCGTCCCAAAAGCTCTTTAAATCCGCTCTCTTTAATCTCACTACATTCTTCCACCCATATAAGGCTGACATTGTGAATTGATTTTAATTTTGCCGGTTTATCCATTCCCTTGAAAATTATCTTGCTACCGTTGAAGAACCGCACCAACATTGGAGAACGAAGAAAGAGAATGTGTTTTGCGGTTAGCCCCATATCTTCGGCTATTTCTTCCATAAGCGAAAAGCAGGAATCGCGAATGGTGTCGTAAACTTCGCGAACAACTAAAGCCGTGCGCTTTTCGGTAAGAAGTTTCAAAATAATCTTCATAGCCACATGATAACTTTTAGAACTTCCGTAACCGCCGACGAGGAAATAAATTTTTGACTCCCAATCAAAAACGAAATTCTCAAAATGGGGATTGACTTCCTTGCAAATATTCATTAATTCCCCTCCTTGGTCGCTTTCGTAATTGTAATGTTAATATCTTTTCCGATAGAACCGTCGTCCATTTCCTTCATCAGCTTAGCGCGCTTTTCTATCATGCGGCTTATTTCTTTTTGAATACGAGTGAGAGCTTCATGTGTCGCTATTATTTTCTCGTGCAAACGCCTTTCAACGATTAGTTGGCTGCTCTTGCCTCCACCTTCGTTTTGCTCGGCGATTTTAGTCACGTTGTCGGCTAAATCGCTGGCTTCGTTCGGCGCGATTGGCTTTGCTCTTTTCGCTTGGAGTTCGGCAAGATTTTTTAGCACTCTTCGCTCGCGAACGACCGCCAGTTTTATTTCGTGGTCAAGTTGTTCTAACGGTGAAGGCAAGTCATTATTGATAAACTCTCGCTCCTCGTCGCCGAAACAATCCTCAAAGAAGGATGCGTATTCGCCTGTTTTGTAGGCGTTTTGGTTTTTTAGCGGAGCACCGGGTTTTGTGTCGGAAAGTGCAACCTTTGTTTTTCTATTTTTTTGCTCGGTTGCAGTCGTATTTTGCGAGGTTGCAACTTTCGATTTTTTCCAATGTCTCTTTGCCCAACTTTTTACGGTTGATACCGAAACGCCGTATTTATCGGCTATTGCGGGGTATTTCATCCCTGCTAAATAGTCTTGATATGCGGCTTGTTTTTTGTCGGCGTTCACATAAACACCACCCTCCTTCGGTTGCATTTTTCGGTTGCGGTTGCGCTTTTAACTGCAACCTTTTTTATTTATTTCAATTCTTCGTATTTCGTTTCTTTTCCATCGCGTAACAAAATCACATCATCGTAACCGTTTTTTAATTTTATGTACCTTTCAACTATAACGTCGCAAAATTTAGGTTCAAGCTCCATAAGCCTTACCCGTCGTCCGAGGTCTTAGCAAGCAATAAGAGTCGTTCCGCTTCCTCCGAAAGAATCGTAGATGATTTCTCCCGGTTGACTGCTGTTTCTAATTTGCCATGCGAAAAGTTCCACGGGTTTCATTGTTGGATGTTCTTTACTCTT